TAGATCTGAAGCAGTATCTTTGCTATTAATTGATGAGGCAGCATTTATTGATAATATTGGTGAAATATGGGCATCAGCACAACAAACCTTAGCAACTGGAGGTGGTTGTATAGCATTATCTACACCTTATGGTACTGGTAATTGGTTTCATCAAACTTGGGTTAGAGCAGAATCTAGTGAAAATCAATTCTTACCTATTAAATTACCTTGGTACGTCCACCCAGAACGAGACCAAAAATGGAGAGACCAACAAGACGAATTATTAGGTGATCCAAGAATGGCAGCACAAGAATGTGACTGTGATTTTAGCACTTCAGGTGATATTGTATTTTATCCTGAATATATAGATTTTTACGAAAAAACTTACGTAAAAGATCCTATGGAAAGAAGAGGAGCAGATCAAAATTTATGGGTTTGGGAATCACCTGATTACACAAGAGATTATGTTATAGTAGCTGATGTAGCTCGTGGAGATGGGAAAGATTATTCAGCATGTCATGTAATTGATGTTGCAAATAACACACAAGTTGCGGAATATAAAGGTCAATTAGGTACAAAAGAATATGGTCATTTATTAGTTGGACTAGCAACTGAATATAATGAAGCAATGTTAGTAATAGAAAATGCAAATATTGGGTGGGCAACAATACAAGTAGCTTTAGATAGACAATATCCTAACCTTTACTATTCACAAAAGAGTGACTCCCCAAATGCTAGTTCGTATTTTGACAAATATCAAGACCACTCTAAAATGGTAGCTGGTTTTACAATGTCATCAAGAACTAGACCTATGGTAATAGGTAAATTTCAAGAATACATTAGTGATAAAGGAGTAACAATACAATCTAAAAGATTAATAGAGGAAATGAAAACCTTTATATGGAAAAATAATAGAGCAGAAGCACAAAATGGGTATAATGATGATTTAGTTATGTCTTTTGGAATTGCTATGTATATTAGAGATACTGCTTTAAGATTAAGACAACAAGGATTAGAAGCAACTAAAAATTCTTTAAATAATATGACTGTAAATAGGACAGCATATCGAGGTAGTTATGGTTTTTCAAGGGGAGCAGATAATCCTTATCATATTGATACTAAAGGGGGCAAGGAAGATATTAGATGGCTTCTATAGTAATATTTATAATAATAATAACAAATTATGGCTGATAAAAGCGTATTTTCAAGATTAAAAAGATTATTTTCTACTGATATAATTATCAGAAATGTAGGGGGGAATCAAATAAAAACCGTTGATTCGGGTCACATTCAATCAAGTGGGCAATATGAAACTAATTCACTAGTTGATAGATATAACAGAATTTATTCTACGGCACCCTCTTCTTTATATGGCGCCCAATTCAATTTAAATTACCAGTACTTACGTACTATGATCTATTCAGAATATGATGTAATGGATCAAGATGCAATTATTGCTTCTGCATTAGATATTTTAGCAGATGAATCTACCCTAAAAAATGATATGGGGGAAGTACTTTCAATAAGAAGTGCTAATGAAGATATTCAAAATATACTATATAATTTATTTTATGATGTATTAAATATTGAATTTAATCTTTGGATGTGGATTAGACAAATGTGTAAGTATGGTGATTTTTTCTTAAAATTAGAAATAGCTGAAAAATTTGGGGTTTACAATGTTATACCTTACACAGCTTACCATATGGAAAGACAAGAAGGATATAATGAAGAAAACCCACAAGAAATTAGATATATTTACAACCCAGAAGGATTTGTAGGAGGAGGAACTAGTAGTTCAGGTTATTACACGGTAAACCAAAACCCAGACAACACAACAGGAATTGTGTTTGATAACTATGAAATGGCTCATTTTAGATTAGTAGGGGATGTTAATTATCTTCCTTATGGTAGAGCTTATATAGAACCAGCTAGAAAGTTATTTAAACAATATACTTTAATGGAAGATGCTATGTTAATCCATAGAATTGCTCGTGCCCCTGAAAAACGTATTTTTTATGTAAATGTAGGAGCTATTCCACCCAATGAAATAGAAACATTTATGCAAAAAACTATTTCAAGTATGAAACGTACTCCATTTATGGATGAAAAAACAGGTGAATATAATTTAAAATATAACATGCAAAATATGTTAGAAGATTTTTATATCCCTGTTCGTGGTAATGATAATACTACTAAAATAGATACTACCCCAGGATTACAATATGACGGTATTCAAGATGTGGAATATTTAAGAGGTAAATTATTTGCTGCTCTTAAAATTCCAAAAGCATTTTTAGGATACGAAGAAAATTTAGAAGGTAAAGCTACATTAGCTCAACAAGATATTAGATTCGCTCGTACAATTGATCGTATCCAAAGAATTATACTATCAGAACTTAACAAAATTGCTTTAGTTCATTTATATACTCAAGGGTATACAGATGAAACATTAACTAACTTTACTTTAAACATGACTACTCCTTCGATCATTTACGATCAGGAAAGAATTGAGCTAATGAAATCAAAAGCTGAATTATCTGCTACCTTATTAGAACAAGGTTTAGTTCCATCTGATTGGATTTATGATAATATTTATCACTTTAGTGAAGATCAATATGATGAATATAGAGATTTAGTTAGAGAAGATGCTAAACGCAAATTTAGATTAGCCCAAATTGAGGCTGAAGGTAATGATCCAGTTGAAACAGGAAAATCATATGGTACCCCTCATGATTTAGCTTCATTATATGGTAAAGGTAGAATGTATGATGACCCAGGAAATGTTCCAGACCCTGAAAAATATGCTGCTGATGATCCTAAATTAGGAAGACCACAGGACACTAATGTTAAACGTAATACTCAAGATGATAACTTTGGTAAAGATAGATTAGGAACTAAACGCATGAAAGATAAAGATAAAAATGATTCTAATTCTATCCGTCCTAAATTTAAAGGAGGAAGCCCATTAGCACTTGAAAGTGCTAAAACTACTTATCTAAAAAATAAAGATATTTTCAAGAAAATAACCCAAAAGAAGTTAATTTTTGAAGAAAATAAAGATACATCTTCACTGCTAGATGAAAACCAATTAAAGGAGTAAAAAACTTTACATATTTATAAATAAATATATTTTTTGATGAAAATAAAACACTCAAAGTACAAAAATACAGGAATTTTATTTGAACTGTTAGTACGACAAATTACCGCCGATACACTTAAAGGGGGTAATTCACCTGCTATAGATATATTAAAAGAATATTTTATTAATACTTCTTTAGGAAAGGAATATAAATTGTATGAATCTGTACTTAAATCTAAAGTAATAACTGAAGGTAGAGCTACATTAGTAATTGATACTATATTAGAAGCTTCTACTAAATTTAATAGAAAATCTTTAAAGAAACAAAAGTATAATTTAATTAATGAGATTAAAAAACATTATAATTTAGAATCATTCTTTGGTTCTAAAATTACAAACTATAAAGAATTAGCTGCTTTATATACTTTAATAGAAAATGTTAATTCTAAATCTATATCTAACCCAACACAATTAGTAGATAATAAAATTACTTTATTAGAACATTTAACTAAAAAAGAAATTACCCAAGACTCAAAACAAACAGTACTTGAAGAATTTTCTACATATGATAAAGATGTAAGAACTCTTACATATAAAGTATTATTAGAAAAATTTAATAGTAAATATGATTCATTAACTAATGATCAAAAACAAGTACTTAAAGAATATATTAATTCAGTAGATTCAACACCTGATTTAAGAAATTTCTATAACAATAAAATTGTTGAGTTGAAACAAATTTTAGTTAAAGAAACTAAAAATATTAAAGATAAAGCCACCCAAATAAAAATTACTGAAGTATCTAAATTTTTAACTGAATTAAAAAAGACTGATAAAGTTGGAGATAATAATTTAGTTGATTTGTTACGTTATTATCAATTAGTAAATGAAATTCAAATAGCAAATGGCGTTCAAGTATAAACTTAAAGAAGCACCTTCTCCTAATTTAGCTAAACAAACTGGAGCTAAAATTGGTGATGTAACTTATTCTAAAGATGGAGATACTAAATT